GTTATAATAATGAAATTAATAATTTGCAAGAAATTTATTTTAAAGATAAGGATGCTGTATGAGTAAAAAATTATTATTAAAATTATTAGACAGTGGAATGTTTAAATTTAGCCAACACACAACTTGGACATCAATTGCTCAAATATTAAGTGGTATTTCATATTTTCAATCACACGATAATATTATTAAAATTGGTTCCGCTATAATTATTTTAATAGCTTCATTGTATAATTGGTTTAGAAATGAAATAACCAAAGCTGAATTAGAAGCTCAAAAAGCTAATAATGAGTAATTTACACAAAATATTAATTAGTATTATTACAAGTATAGTTTGTTTTAGTTTTGGGTATTATTTTGGTTATAAAAAAGCTAGTTTAAATTGCGAGGTTAGTCGTGCTAAAATAATTGAAGCAACTAATAAAACATTAACTTTAAACAATGCTGATAATTTAACTTTATCATTACAATTATCTAATTTAAAAGAATCATCTGCTTTAAAAACACAGGAATTATTACATGAAAAAGATTTATATATTAATCAACTTAATACTTGTCGTGTTAATAACAAATGGTTGCAGCTTGCTAATGCCAGTAAAAACCGTGTGTCAAGTTCCAACGGTACCACCTTACCTAATGGAATCCCAGCCGAATCAAGTGGTATATTAAGTAATATGCTTACTGTCAATATTATTAATGATGGTTTATATGCCGATTGTCAAAATAAATTAAATGGTTGGCAAACAATGTATAGAAATTGGATAAAAAATGCAACCAAGTAATAATTGTATTAGTTTAATAAAACAATTTGAAGGTTTTAAATTTAAACCTTATTTATGCCCTGCTAATGTAGCTACAATAGGTTATGGTACAACCGTGTATCCAAATAATGTAAAAGTACAATTAACAGACAACGCTATTACGGAACAACAAGCTACGGAATATTTAATAGATCATGTCAATAAATCCACAAGTAAACTTAATCAATTTATTAAAGTTGAATTAAAACAATACCAATATGACGCATTGTGTGATTTTGTGTATAACGTTGGATTAGGTGCTTTTTCTAATTCTACATTGCTAAAAGTAATTAACAATAATCCAAACGATTTAATAAATATACAAGCTAATTTTATGAAATGGGTTTATGCAAACGGTAAAATTATTATAGGATTGCAAAACAGACGTAAAGCTGAATATAATTTATATGCATCAAAGTAGCACATTATTTACTTATGAAACTGGTTAAACCTACTATTTATTGGCAGAAGGAGCTTTTATGATAAAGCACTGCTTCAGTTTAACCTCCCCATGTGCTATGGGTTTTTTTACGATTTAATTAAGTCGATTACGTATTTCTGATAATGATGTTTCATTTATTAAAGCACCATTTTCAAATATAACACGTAATTCACCGTTTTGTTCTTCTTCTTTTGTGCATTGGTCTTTTAAAACATATTCACCATTTACTAAATTTACACAAAACAATCCTTTAGCTGATTTCTTAATACCGTTATCAGTTTTAGGGTCTTTAAATATTTCTCTAGGTTCACCATTAACTTCACCATATGTACTTTTAACGGCCATTCCAAAGCTATCACGAGTAGAATATTGGTACGTATAACTACCTATGCCAAACACAATAGAATCACTAGCAAATCCTTTTTTAGCCAATCCGTCAAGAATATCATTAGCACGCTTAAGAGTAATAGAATCGCCATAAATTGCACCGATATGCGAATCAAGGTGTTTATATCCGTTGTATTCCGCACCGCCAAATATTTCATAAAGGCATTTTATTAAACCCTTTCGCTCTGGGCTATCCGTGCTTTCTGCATAATTACCACAAATAATATCTACTGGATTACCGCTATCAGGTCTAATAACAACTTTACCATCTCTAGCTAAAATATCATGCTTAAGTTCTTGCATATAATTAGTAACTACATTCCAAAAATCCCAAGTATCACTAACTATAGACACAATGCCTTTTGGATAAACTTTTGTAATTAATCTACGGTAAGTATCAATTTCTGTTTCTTTGCTATTTAAGCACATTACACTATGTTCAGTTGCTGGAACACTGCATCCTACCAATTCAATATCAGTATTACAATTATAATAGTATTCTGCCATGTCTATAGCTGGAATGCTATCAGTTCCTACAAAGCTAGTTAAATGAGCCATTCCGCACGCGGCAGCATCTACATTGCCAGACATTCCTCTAAAACTAAAATCATGCCCTTGGAATTTAACATTATTCAAATCACTGCCAGTTAATTTAGCATAATGCATTAATAATTTTTTGTATTCATAAGCAATAGTAGCATTAGTACATAATTTCCAGATATTGGCTGATAATGCAGTTTCTAAAAAATTAGTTACCCAGTAAAATTCAGGTAATGTATTTACTATTGTTAAAAATGGTACACGCATTGGCACGCGACTACCTTCTGGTAATGCTTTAATTTTAATAGGCATATAACCTAAATCATGCAATGCTTCAATATGTTCATATGTAATTGCATTTTTACCAAGTGATGTTTCAATGCGTCTTTTATATTCAGCAACAACTTTTTCTTTAGATTGTTTAAAAAAATTCTCATTAAATAAATCAATAATAAAACTTTTAATAAAATATTGAATACCAAATACCACCATTTTACCATCATATAATGGGCTATCGTGGCACGGTGACAATTTATCACTGCGAGCTGTTAAATTACTATAAACTAATGTAGTGCCTTTAGGGTATTGGTTTCTGTGATCTACTTTGTAAAAATCAGTTTGAGTTAACGGGTTAATTTTAAACATAACAATCTCTTCCTATAATATGTAAATTTGGGTGTTCAATTCTACAAACGCTATTAGTAGTATAAATTTCTTTAATATCTGCTTTAAATAATGCGTCTAAACCTTTAGTAAAAAACCCATGATATACAAACAATCTTATATCTTTTACACCTTGAGCTTTTAACGCTTCAGCACATTTAATAAATGTAGCACCCCCATCACATATATCATCCATAATATATGTAGGCAAAGTAACATCTTTGATTGTATCACATTCGTAATTAATAATTTTACCCATTTCACCACGAATTTTTTTACAATAATATCGATTATTATAAAAATTATTATTATTACCATGGTTAAAATGATCGTATGCATGAACATCTGGAAAAACTATATTAGCAGAATTATCTTTAATAATATCTTCTAAATTATAAAGAAAATTTCTAGCTATTCTAATATTAAAATACTTACAATAAAAATTATAAGCTGTTAAATTATGTATTGATAAAGTCCCAATAATTAATTGATCTTTTACAATGCAAGAATTAGCTAATAAATTAATTAACAATCCAAAACTTACCGACTCTCCAATATTAAACATTTTATCTTGTCGCGAATAAGGTAAATACGGTGCATTAAGCGTTATAACTTCATGTGGATATTTTTCAGACAAAGCATTTATTTGTGTACATATTTTAAATACATCTTTTTCTTTTGTCCAATCCCAATTTATAGTTAATTGATCATTAACTATAACACCATATTCACCAGTTGGAAAATTCCATTCTTTCATTATTGTACTCCTAAAATTGTTAATTCACTAATTTGCATTTGACGATATGTGTCTTTTGATTCAAAAAACCACGCTTTAAAACCGTTTTTAAACTCAACAAGCAATTTATCCATAATGTCAATCACTTTGCCGTTGCCCCATGCTGGGTGATATACGGGTGTGTTTATTTTAAATTGATTCATAATTTACTCCTTATGTTTAATTAATAATTCAACCAAAGTGGTTTTAAACTCTTTGCCGTTTTTTGTGTAATTGTTATTATATATTGTACAAACTTTACCTTTAATAATTACTTCATCACATAAATGTATATTATCAATTGACGTTGGCTGCAATGTCGCTACAAGTTTATCTACAGCATTTAACGCTTTTCTTAATTTATTATTATCATTGCTAAACGTGCAATGGTAAATCAAGTGTTTTAATTTATCTATAGTCATATTTTATCCTTTATTAAATTATCTAATAATTTACAAGTAGATGTCGCAGTAATTTTACGACAATTTAACATTAATGTTGCTTTAATATCAATTATATCTTGTTGTAATTCATTAACTGCATTTAATGCTTTATTAATGTCTTTTTGATTGCCGTTAACACCAAAACGCGTGCAACTTAAAATTAACTGTTTTATTTCATTTGTAGTCATTTATTCTCCAATAACCTTTTATTATTAACTTTTTCCATTTAGGATGCCATTTTTTAACTATTTTATTAACAAAACATTTTTGTGAATAAGGTTTAACAACACCCATTATACGATCTTTTGTTTCTTCTTTAAAACGCATAGTAACGCTTACATTATTGGGTGTAGGATTTCTACATATATAAACTTCAGGATAGTTATGTGGTTCTAAACAAAAAATCATTATTTTACCTCCTCAAATATAAAACCAATTGGAATATTGCTTATTTTAACAATAAACAAATCTTGATTTGCTCGTACATCAAATCCATAATAATTAATTGTCATATCATTTTTAGTAACGCTTTTTAAATTTTGTATTTTAGATATTACACTAAATAAATGTCGTAATCCTTTAAACTCCATAGCAGTAGCCATGCTTTCCTCTAAACTACCTCTGTGCCATCTAAATTTAATCATTATTTTCACTTATCCATTTAGCCCACATATGACTACCATCTTTAAATAATACACCAAAATCAAATTCTTGGTTTTTGCGTTGGTAAAACGGTTGATAATAATGATAACTTTGGGGTAAATTATAGTCTAAAAAATAAACATCACATTTAATTGTAACCTCATCGGCATATATCTTAGCACCATTATCTAATAGCCAATGAGGGCGGAATTAAGGGGTTGGGGTAAAATTTAAAGAAAATATGTGATCTGAAAGAATATATACTGTATCATCATTATTATATTTATATTCAATATATTTATTTGAACCTTTTAATATAAAAAGTATAGTAGCTATTTCATTTTTTTCAAATTTATTTTTCCACTTTTGGCCTATTTTAATTTCCATTATTATTGCCTTCACAACAAGTTAAATTATCTAACAATTGACACGCATATATAGCCGATATTTTTCCAAAATCATGCTCAGATTGTATTAATAATGCTTTGGCATTATCTATCTGTTTTTGAAATGATAAATGGCTTAATAGTTTTTTAATCTCAAAATCCATTATTTTAATCCTTCTAATAATTTAGCAGCTGCTATTAATATATCTGCATTTTTTTTGTATGTGTAATGTTTTTATTGTAAATCATATTATGATAATAAACAGGATAACCACTATTGTTTCCTAATGTAAAACAAATAACACCTTTAATTAATTTGTTACATGTTTTTTCAAAACCATTATCTAACAAATATTGCTCAAAATTAAACTCAGGTTTTTTTGGCAAAGGTTTAAGCTTAATACGCTTTTGTACAAATGCTAGAAATTCATTAAAATCATTAGTATTAATGTTTCCATTAAAATTATATAAGTTATATTTAAAATCATTTTCTAATGAAATATCTAATGAAATATTACAATAAATTATAAAACCATCTTCTGTTGATTTGTAATTATTATACTCTTTCCCATCATATTTCCACCCGTTATATTCTAACACTTCTTCAATATTATCTTTAGTAATCGGCTCAAATTCTTGCATAGTTTTTTCCTCAGTTGTTTCCATTTTGGAAATAGGTTGTTTAATTTTTAATTGTGATATAAACTCTACTAAATCAGAATACTTAATATCTAACCTCCATACTCCTTTAGCAAATAGAATCATAAATTTATCATAACCATTATTAGCAATTACTTTACCGTAACCCCATCTATTATGTTCGATTAAATCGCCTACTTTAAAATTATCTAGAATGTGCATAATTTACTCCTTAAATTGTTTTATTTTTAATGTAGACATATGATACAAATCATCAGTGCAACTAAAAAACAATCGTATTCCATTAATAAACTCAATAGCTATTTCATCGCTATTATTAGCAATAACCTCACCATCTCCCCATTCATTATGCTCAATTAATGTACCTATTTTAAAATCATTTATTGTCATTTATAATCTTCCTTTCTATATGGTGTATATTCTATTAAAAATAGAAGTTCTTTAAAATCATGCAATACAGAATCCACTTCGTCATAATTACATCTTGGATATGGATCATCAATTTTTAAATTATCAATTTTAATTAATATTTTGGTTTTTAATTGAAATAATTTTTTATCTTTAAGTTTTTTAATTATTGTTAATTTATCTAAAATGCATTCATTAACATCAAAACATCCTTTATTGTTTTTATCAAAAACACTATAAAACCAAGATCTGCCTAATTCATTAAAATCAATAAATAAAAATAAACAATTATCTTCTGTGTCAATCTTAAGAATTTCACCAAAACCATATTTATTATGACTAACAATCATACCTAACTCAAAATCATCTATTGTCATTTATAGCCTCCAATTCTTGTATTTTAGTTTTTAATTCATCAATATAATCTTTTAATTCATCAATATTATTATTTTTTTCTTCAATTAAAAATTCTAAATCATTAATATGATAAATTATAGAACTAAAACTATACTCCACATCTTTTATATCAAATTTCCATACACTCACAATTTATCCTTTCTAATTCTTGTATTTTAGCTTCTAGTTCTTTAATGTAATCTACTGCTTCATCAAATTTATATTCTAGACTTGAATATAATTTGTTGTTTTGTATTGTATATTTTTCCATTTTTTGAGCATAAGATATAGCATCGTATTTATCTTTATAAGATTTTATGTCTTTTAATTCTTCCTCTAAGTCTTGTATATATTGATTTAAATGATATAAAGGCGTATATAACATTTCTTCAATTTTATCTGTTATTTTGTCTGTTACTTTGTATAATTTATCTATTGTTTTTCCTGCGTTAGACTTTTTCATAATTTAATTCCCATCAATTCTAAATAAAACACAGGCATACAAATGCCCCATACGTACGTGCTGTATATTAATGTAAACATATTAATCCAATCTAACGGTTATATTTTTAAAAAATCCACTACATAATGAACCAGATACGGGTTTTTTATTTATTCCAGTAGCGGTAAAATTACTAGCAAATTTATCATTTTTATCACAATCAAAAAAAGCATAACTACCAATTTTAATATTGGTGTATCCCATTGATTCTAAAACTCTTGTTCCTTTATTTGTATTAACACCACAACTACATAATGATATAATTAATACACTTAATAATATATATTTCATTCTTTTCCTTTAAAAATCACTTTGTCGGCTTTCCCGACATACCACCCCGTGCATACACACGAGATGGCAGTTGTCCGACAAATGCGGACAGTTGGTTATTTTAATTCTATGCCATTGTTTCAGCCTGTGCTATAGCAGCTGGATCAATTTCAAAATCATTTTCAGAAATTACAACATCAACAATTTCAGGTGCAATTGTTTTAGATTTTTTTTCTTTAATTTGAGCATTAAGATTATTAACGCTTTCATCTTTAATTTGTGTAACATTATTAGCAATATCTATCATTGGTACATCTTCATCAAATATACCAGATAACCCAAAAGCTATTCTTGCACATTGAATATATGCTCTAATTTCAAGAAAATGCGTAGGTTGTGTTTTCCATACAGGGCTTGTTTCTTTAATCCATTCTTTAAGATATACGGTTTTTATAATTGGACGAGACAATGATTTTCTATATATTTTACAAGTTGAACTAAAAGGTTTACCTTCTTCAAAATTAGTTTCTATTTCTACACCATCAAAATCAACATTGTTTGTTACAATATTACACCATCCTTGATAACTTACCATAGGACATATTCCACCTTTACTTGGAAAAGCCCAAATTTCTTTAGTTAATGGATTTAAACCATATTTTTCAGCTACAAGTAAAAATGCAGCAAATTGTTCATTAGTCGCATTACCAGTAAAACAAGTTGCTTTAATGGTGTTAAAATATATTTGTTTGTCCAACCCTGCTGCTTGAGCCATACGTTCTATTAAACCTGTAGATTGTTTAACTGTTAAATCATTTGACATGTTGTGTTCCTTTTTAAAATTAAATTATTTATTAACCCAGTATGGTAAAGATAATGGTAATATTTCATCTTGATACCCTTCCCATTGTTTTGTTGTTAAACATTGTTTATATAAATCAAGCATTACTGCATTTTCTTGTAAACCAAAATTTAACATTGCATCATCCGCAGTATAAAAAGCGGTTTCGTATGGTGCTTCTTTTTCTTGTGCAGCAAATATAAAAACAGGAAATCCATTAGTTTTAAAAACCTGTTGAAATCCTTTAGAATAATATGCTGCTGAATTATGATAACCAAAATTAAATGCTGATTTTGTAAAATCTTCAACTTTAGCTGATTGACAAGTTTTATAATCCACAATAATACCGTTTGAATATTCTTTAGAAGGCGGTATATATAAATCTAATTTAGCTTTACATGCTACACCATTATCATTCCAAACCATTGCTTGCTCATATACTGCATCATCTTTAAACAAGACAAATGATGCTTGTTTACGCATTAATGCTGCACGCATTTGAGTAACCACATTAATTTCTTCTTGATCGGTAAATAATTTACCAGGATGTTGAGAAACAAATTGTTCGTAACTTTCTTGACCAATTTTAGTTCGTTTATTAAATTTAGGTGCTATAACATAATCATTATAAAAATCTTTATGCTCTAACACAAATTTATGACACAAAGTACCAAAACGTAATGCTTCAGTTTCTTTAGCTTTTTGTTTGTTAGGTGATAAATGATTAGCCCAAAAATGATACGATGATTTTTTAATATCTTTTAATTTAGACATATTAATAGCATCAATTGCATCATATTCAGCATAATTTTTTACTTTAAACGTTTTTTGTGTTGTCATTTAATATTCCATATACAACATTTTTTTTATTAGCAACTAATGAATTATCATAATTATTAATTGCTTCCTCTAATTGCTCAGGTGTGCCATTACACCATTCGCATTCGCCTTCGCGACATTTGTTATTGCACCACATATTAATTATCCATCGCCATCGCCATCGCCATTGCCAGAGCCAAAGCCAGAGCCAGAGCCATAGCCATAGCCATCGCCATCGCCATAATTTAATTGATTATCCATTTTATTTCCAATCAGAAACAGAGTCTAAATTTTTAACTGCATCGGTTGACATTGGTATAATTTCAATAAACCCTTTTGCAAGATGATTTTGCGTTTTTGGTGAAATGCGAGTTTGTGATTTATCAGTTACACCAACTAATGCCATATTTGATAAATTATTTGCTCCATACCATTTCCAAATTCTACGGCAATCATTTAATATTAAACTATCACTTTCAACTTTTTTGAGTTTGCCATAAAACACACCAGCAAAATATGTGCGTACAATTACTGTTTTTTCATATAAATCACTATATATGTTTCCTGTGTTGCCAGAGCCAGCATACATTGCAACTGGTTCTGCATCTGCATTATATATGTTTCCTGTGTTGCCAGAGCCAGCATACATTGCAACTGGTTCTGCATCTGCATTATATATGTTTCCTGTGTTGCCAGAGCCAGCATACATTGCAACTGGTTCTGCATCTGCATTTAAAATTTTATTTAAAACTTTATCTGCAACTATATCTAAGAATTGATTATTTAACATTTTAATTTCCTTTAAAAATTCTTTTACTTATAGCATATACTATTATATACTATAATAAAAAGAACTGCTCTCGATGCCAGTCTACTTACCAATTATTTCATGTAGGCGGTGGTCTTATTCAAGCTATGACGTAACTATAACACACCTAAAATTATAATTGCAAATAAATATGCAAATAAATATGCAATAATTTATTTTAAGTATGCTATAATAGCGTTAGTTAGTAAGTTAAATATTGATATATATGGAGTTTAAATGAAATCAATAATTGAAGAATTAAATAATAAAAATGTTACTATGTTAGATATTGCATTAAAATTAAATGTAAATCCTAGCACGGTCTTTCGCTGGAAAGTTAATCAAGTATCTAAAAAATATTATAAAAAAATATTATCTTTGGCACGTAAACATAACATAAATTTAGATGAAATAAGGTTTTAATGAATAATACATTTGAAATTGAAAAAAAATCCAAAAGTAAATATAAAAACAAAAAAGTTGTTTACAATGGTATTAAATTTGCTAGTGAACAAGAATATCAATTTTATTTATATTTAATGACAATGTATTCTGTTAATGAAATTACTACGCATCCTAAATTTGTTCTTCAACCTGAATTTAATAAATATGGTGTTAATCACCAAGCTATTACATATGTTGCCGATTTTCAAGTTGATGGTTTTGTTTATGATGTTAAAGGGTTTACTACAGCTGATTTTATGATTAAAAAGAAAATGTTTGATTATAAATACCCTGATTTAGCTTTATTATTAGTTACTCCTTGCCCACTTAAATGGAGATCATACAATGATAACAATCAATGGATTGAACTTGATAGTTTAAAATTATTACAAAAACCTGCTAGATTAGCTAAAAACAAAGCTAAACGCAATGCTGAAAAGGAAACAAAATGAAAATACCTACAAATGTTGAAATTAAAAATAAAATTAAACAACTTGAACTGGATATTGAAGAAGCAATAAAAGAAGACATACACAGAAGAAAAATTAATGCTCTTGGATTATTAAACAGACTTAAAACTTGTCTTGGTAATGATGCTTATATAAGATGTCGTCAAAAAATGGTTGCAGATTTAAAAAATATATTATTACATGGAAAAAAATGAAAATTAAAAAACAAATAAGTATTAATATTTTAGAACTTATAAAAATTAATAACGAAAAATTAATAAATGAAAACTTTAAACGTGATTTTGGAATGCCCGATATTATTAAACACATAAAACCTATAAATTATGTACCATTTTGCGAGGAGCTGTAATGATTAAATTATCTAATAGATTATTAAAAAAAAGTTTATATGTTGATTTATTATTAAATTGTTATGAAGCATCTACTAGCCATTGGTTTAACAAATTCAAATCTATAACTAAATTAAAAATTAAACATAACTTTAATTTTGGAGAAATGCCATTTATAAATTTACCTAAATGCATCAATAAACAAAATAGACAATCTATAGCATTTAGAATGCCAATAAATTTAATGATTAAATATGAATTATAGGAGCTGTGATGAAACTAACTGAATTTACTGAAATTTTAATTAATGTTACAAAAGATATACAAGATTTTGTGCATAATCCGATGATGAGCAAATTTTGTAGACCTAAAGATATTTGTGAAGCAAATGAATTTTTAAGAAATCATATTTATAAAAAATATTATTTAACAGGGTTAATTGATGTTGTTCCTGAATTTGAAATTATTTGGGAAGATCATATCGGCGGTATGAGGTTGAATTTAAAAGATGTAAATTTACAAAAGGAATTTTAGCAATTCTCAAAGATATAAAATGTGTGGTAATGGCTGGAATCAAGAAACTATAACACATATATTTAAACATATTGAAGGAAAATCAAAAAATGATTAATTTAATACATGGTGAGTGCTTGGCTGAGATGGACAAGCTAATTGCTAATGGTGTAAAAGTCGATGCTATTATTACTGACCCGCCTTATAATTTAAAATTAGAATCTTGGGATGATATAAATAATTATGAATTGTTTATTGAAACATTTTATAATAAATGTAAACAATTGACTTTTAATATTGTTATATTTTTTGATTATAAATATACTAAATTATTTGAAACAATTGATATTCCTTTTGAACGATTTATATGGCATAGAGAAGGGGGTTTTAGAGGGAAAACAATTAAAAAAGGTTATGAGCCATTTTATTGGTACGGAGATGGTAAATCATATAATAGAATAACAGAAATTAATTTATATGCTAAAACAGATAAAAGACTAAAACCAGAAAAAACCATATCTAATGTTTGGAATATTCCCAATTTGGTTGGTAAAAAATTAGAATCTGTAGGACACCCTACACAAAAACCTTTAAAATTAATGGATAGAATTGTGCGTATGACAACTCAGCCAAATAATATTATTTTAGACCCATTTATGGGCAGTGGCACTACTGGTGTAGCTTGTAAAAACACAAACAGAAACTTTATAGGAATAGAGCTTGATGAAAATTATTATAATATAGCAACAAAAAGAATTGAAACTATGCTATAATAATATCTCGTACATTTATGTATGTATTTTACTACTCAACCATCTAATTTATTTTAGGTGGTTGTTTTATTTGTAACACTAAAATTTGGTATAGTAAATAATTAACATAAAATGTATAATTCAGCTTTTTAGGAATTGCAATGTCTTTGGTTGAGTTTGGTTATATTTTGATCGTTTGTAATACTATAATTATTAATGTTGTATGGTCATGTGTGTTTTTTAATGTTATTCGAAGTCAGCAAACAATAACAAAACTAGAAATTTTATGTTATGCTTTATTAATTCACATAGTTTTTTTATTAAATATTTTAACTTTTTTGTGTAGACCATAGTATAATAACGCATTATAAATTTTCTTTGTAATGCCTGGGTATATAAGTAGAAATTATATACCTTATGATTACACATATCTGTAATTATTACTTGAAAAACAAAATCGATATTAGCGAATTAATACGCATGCACCAGAGATCACATCATACTTAAGCGTGGTAACAATAAGAAGCAGTGCTAAAGTTACCTTATTTGTTTTTATGCTATTGTAGCTCAGTAGGTAGAGCAGCTGATTTGTAATCAGAAGGTCGAGTGTTCGATTCATTCCAATAGCACCATAAATTGAAGAGTAATTCAGTTGGTAAAATGGCGGACTGTTAATCCGTATGTCGATGGTTCAAATCCATCCTCTTCAGCCAATTGCTTGATAGTGTAAAGGTAACACAGGTGATTTTGATTTATTTAATATAGGTATATATGAATAATTCTCTTACAAATGCTTTGTTAGCAGCTAATTTTTTATTAGAATATCCTAATAATGAAAAACGCAAATTAAATAGAATTTGCATGATTAACAATAATAACAAAATAATCAAAAAATTTAAATCAGCAGAACTTGCAGCAGAAAAATTAAATGTTTCTTCTATTGATATTAGAATGGCCATAACAAATGGCCATACATTAAATGGGTTTATTTGGCGTTGGAATTAATTTTTTTCTATAGTCTTGCCAATTAAAATTTAAAATAAAAGAACTTAATTGCATACGAGAAAATACACGACTACCTATTCGCTCTTCAAAATCATCCAAATTGTTAGTAATAATAATAGTGGGATTACATTTTTCAAATCTTTTATTAATAATATAAAATAATTTTTCTTTATTAAACTCATTAAAATTTACACCACATTCATCAATTACTAATAAATCAATATCAATAAAACCTTGCAATACCATATGCTCAGTTCTACCATCATTATTAAATGTTTCTTTAATAGCATAAGCAATATCAGCCATACTTGTAAATATAGCAGTATTACCATCTTCTATTACTTTTTTAATAATCGATATCGCTAAACTTGTTTTACCAGTTCCTGTATTACCAAAAAATACGCCTTGAACGTTATTTTGTTTTGCAACTTTAAAATTAGTAGCAAATCTTTTACATAAATTAAAAACTTTTGATTGTTCTTCACCATCATCAAGATTGTAATTATCAAAACTTACATTATTAAAACCTACGGGTATTGCTGAACGTTTAAGTAACGATTGTATAGCTAATTGCTGGCGTTCTTTGACGCCCTGTATGCATCTTTCTTTATGCTTTAATGATAACCTAGCTTTGGTGCATTCTAAACAACCTGACCACGTTTCTGAGCCTTTAAATTCCCATAAGCTACTTTCATATTCGCCATGGGTATCACAAATTACTTTTTTTATATCTTTAATATTAAACATTTTAATCTCCTAAAATTTATTTGTATCTTGGTTAGGTGCAAACCCAATAACTTTAATTACTTTGTCGTTAGTATAATCTTCTTGTTTAAAAACTCCTTCAATTTTTTTAGGTTTATTAAAATCTAATATTAATTTTCTACCGCTATTATTCCAATCTAACGCAGCCGACATATTTTGTCCTACAAATTTAGTATTTAACCACGATAATAAATCAATATTTTTAGTATTTGGATTAGCAAGTTTATAATCAATTAATGTTTTTATGTTATCAATAGTGTCACCAGATTTTATCATTTCATTAATGTATTTTTTTAATGTTGACAAATCACTACCAGATTTATATTTATTTTTACCAGTTTTATCGTTAAAATAATCTATAATAATATTTATATTATCTTCTATTATATTAACTTTACTTAACTTAACTTTACTTATATTATGCTGCCCATTTGGCGTCATCTGGACGTCCACGGGTTGTCCAGTATTAGTTGCCTTTACCTTTAAATCGCTTCTCTTTCTTGGTTCCACAAGTTTTATATCACTAACAACTTTTAATAATAAATCTTTATAAATGCTATCAATTTTACGGTCAGCCCTAATTAAATTATGCTCGTGCCAATGCGTAATAAACAATACTAAATCTTCATTTAATACTTTTACAAAACCTTTATTTATCAATAATTGTAAATCATCTTCTGATGCTGATAACATTCGAATAATAGAAAACCCCTCCACCACCCCATCATCATCAGTATTTAACGCTAAATGAAAATAAAGAGCTTGAGCACTTAATGGCATTTTTAAAAACGGAGCTGAGGTTGTTATTTTAGTTGAGAACATACGTCTTGATGACATCGTTAAACTCCAATAAAAAACCCACGTATACTCAGGTGCAAGACTAAATATACATGGGTTCTAAAGTTAAGATAACTTTGTTTTAATGCCTTGCACAACACAATAACAAAATCACCTAATACGTAATTATACTATATTTTTACGTTCCAATATTTTTTTATTATGTTCAATATATAATTCGTTTTGTTTTTTTAATATTAAACGTTTTTCTTGTAACCATTCGCCATTTAAACCTTTACAAGCATTTTCTATATCTTTATCTGTTAACAGCGGTATTAATTTATTATCCATAATTAAATCCTTTAAATATTGTTTTTAAATTCTTTTTCCTGTAAATTATCTATTGAAATTTTAATTAATTCTTTAAGGGCATTATTTAAAGATAAATTTTCCACATTGGCAAAATTAACTAATTCATTTACAATAAATAAATCTTCTTCATAAAAATAAACATGTAAATGTTTTACAGTTTTTTTCTTTGGGCGATTATAATAGGCCAAAATTTTTTCACTCATTATTTGTACCTTTATATTTTTTTAAAAATGTTGACATTTTATTTAAAACATTATCTATACTTTTAATTTCTGCATTGAATTTATTTTCAAGATTAGTTAATCTATCGTTTATATTTTCTAAATCAACATCAACTGGTTTTTTAAGATTTTTAAACAATTTATAGTTATCGTTAATATATGCTATAAATTCTTTTAAAAATAATTTATTAAAAAATTGATTATTTTCATCAGAAAAATAAATCCATGTATCATTATCAATTACTGCTATGTTTGTAACAATTATTTTATGCCATTCATAAAAAGCTGGTCCTCCAATTGAAGCATTTACTTTGCAAACTTCATATTCTTGTCCTATTTCTATTTTCATATTATTATCCTTTAAATAAATTGGCACACAATTGCATGCCATAGTTGTTAAAATGGTACGTGATCGTTTGGTAATGGTAATGTTTCAACATCAGAATGCGAATTTATAACATTTTCTTTTTTAACATAATTATTATCTTTATTTTCTGGATATAAATTAAATTGATAATACCCATAATTATCTTTTGCTAAATCATTAGATTTTATAGCATTTAATAAATTTTCAACTTGTTCTTGTTTAAATTTAATAATAATTCCAGTAGTTTTATTATTTTCATTTACAAATTGTAATCCGTAACCCCAGGTCCACCATTTTTTAGTAGATTTTTTTTTAGCACTTATATTTAATTTAATGTTTTGCATAATTATTTACCCTTTTTAGATTGTGTTATTGTTTTTTTAATGGGTTTTAAAATTTCAGGTTGATCATGTATAACTTCCATAGATTTATTATTCTGAGATTTTAAAGGCGTTAATTTTACAGTATTGTCAAGATTTTTTGGTTTAACAAATATATTAAATAAACCTTCAAGTGTTAATTTCATTATTTATCCTTTTTTAAATTATTGTTTGTTATATTT